CAATGAACGAAGAAATTGAAAGACTTCAGAAACGTATTAATGAACTTCACAATCAGTGTGTAATCCTAGAAAATACAAATGATGTTCTTAGTAAAGCATATGACAAACTTAAGTACGAAATAGATTGCTATAACAAAGGTATGGATCGTTGTGGTCTATGTGGTTGCTGGGACTATGGTGTAAATCATCATAGAGATTGTTCTATCTGTGCGAAGGATCAGTATGGAGACTGAGGTATTGTTTATTGATCCACCTAGCGGATGGAAGTATGGTTTCCCTAAGCCAGCACCAACACCACCAAAAGATATGAATGCATGGTTAGTTGCTAATGGATACCCACAACATCTTGTAGACTATTGGGTAGAAAAAAACAAGGGTGTTCCTTGTAACATGTTCTTTTCAACACTTAACGCAGGAGATATATGTTAGTAATTTTATTTACTGTATGGATTGTTCTCTGGTTGATCTTTACAATCCTAAATCATCGTGAGTATGTTAGATTCACGAGCTTGACTACCAGGGATATAGCAGACATCTACGAGCGGCTTTCAAAGCATCGAAATCAAATCGAATCGCTGGATAACTTCATGAGTTACAGTAGAACTGTTGTAAATGACCATGAAGAAAAGCTGAATACACTTAGTAGCGTTATCAATGCCGAAAAAATTTTTCAAGAAAAAGAAAAACTTACGGCAAGAATCTCAGAGTGCAAGCAAAAACTTAAGGAGCTTAACAACAATGTGGTTTAATCAACCTATCAATACCGAAAACTATCGTAAACTTGCTGATCGTCTTAGTTCAAATAAGCCACCAAAGGATCTTATGGAACTTCGTATTGAAGCAGCAAACACAATCAATCAACTCTGTAGTGATCTTGAACTGAAGCATGCCGCGTTTCGTCGTGACACTAGACTTCTGAATGCTGATCTTGTAGAACAAGAAGAACTTGTCCGTAGTCTTACAAAGACTATTGCTGATCTAACGATTGAACTGTTTGACTACAAGCGAGTGCAGCATGGTTCTTCTAATTACAAGAAGGATGAAATCTGGCGGGACTACGAGAATAAGGTAGACGAGGTTACAAAGTCCTATGAAAACCGATGAGATTAGATTCTCAAGATCCGAACTAATGGCTTTGCACATGCAGAGAATCTCGGCTTGGGACATCTATGCATCTTCAATTCTTGGTATGTCTATGCACCCAGGTACTACAAGGGACGCAGCCAAGCCACTAACAATGGAACAAGTTGCTGAACTTGCAGATACCATGATGAAGGAACGGGATAAGAGGTTTTAATCCCATGGCTCTGTAGCCCAATGGCAGAGGCAGAGGACTTAAAATCCTCGTGTTGTGGGTTCGACTCCCACCAGAGCTATTACAGGAGGTATTATGTCTGATAGTACGGTAGTCGGTCGTGAGCAATGTCCACGGTGTGCTGGAATGGGTATGGATAATAGTGGAGACAACCTAGCCAGATATTCAGATGGCCATGGTTACTGCTTTGCTTGTGAATATTACGAACATGGAAACTCAACTTCAGTGAACGTACCAGAAAGAAAGTTTGAATCGTACCGAGGCACTATTAAGGATCTTCCTCATCGTCGCATTGATGAGAAGACCTGTCGCCTTTATAACTATCAATGCGTTACAATCAACAATAGAGATCTTGAGATCGAGAACTTCTACGATCTTGACGGTCAACTTCAAGGTCAGCACATCAGAGATGTAGCAACCAAGCGATTCAAGTGGGTAGGTGATACAAACAATCTACCTTTCTTTGGTCAGCATCTCTTTGAGAGTGGGGGCAAGCGCATCACAATCACAGAGGGTGCAATTGATTGCCTTACAATGTCAAAGTTGTTTGGCAACAAGTATCCAGTTGTCAGTATTCCAAACGGAGTAAACTCAGCTGTCAAGGCTGTAAAGAACAACTACGAATTTATCTCAAGCTTTGAGACAATTGTAATCTGCTTTGACATGGATGAACCAGGTCAGAAGGCAGCACGAGAAGTTGCTGAACTCCTTCCGCCAGGTAAGGTAAAGATTATGTCTCTACCTAGAAAAGATCCAAATGAAATGGTAGTCAATGGTGAAAGCCAGGATCTACTTCAGGCTTATTGGAATGCAAAGAGTCACAACCCAGATTCTATTCTCCACGTCTCCAGCGTACTTGATTCAAAGACTGATAAGCATGAAGTCTATGAGTTCCCTTGGGATTCTATGACTGAGTTTATGATTGGTCAGGACTCTGGTCGTCTTTACCTATGGACTAGTGCTACTGGTCATGGTAAGTCCAGCATCATCAGAGAGCTAGTTAATCATCATCTTGGTGAGAACCGTGCTGTAGGTTGTGTATTCCTTGAGGAATCCCCACAACAGACAGTAGACGATCTTATCTCTCTCAAGCTAGCAAAGCCTGTGCGTAGGATCATGGGACAACGTCAACTTAATGAACTTCGCAAGTCAAAGAACAAGGAGGAAATCGATCTTGGAGTCGATGACACACTTACAGACGAAGAATATAACGCTGCTAGAGACGCTATTGCTCAGCTTCCTCTTTATCTTTATGATCATATTGGCAATACCAATATTGGCAATGTACTTTCTCGTCTGGAGTATATGGCTGTTGGTGTTGGTTGTAAGGTTCTTATTGTTGACCATATTACTCTTCTTGGTAATATGCTTCTATCATCCGAGAACGGCAGCGATTCAAACTCGGAAAGACTAGTGCTTGACGAGACTATGAAGAATCTTCGTGCCTTGGTCGAGCGTACTGGTGTGGTTGTACACGTCGTATCTCACATCCGTAAGACAGACAAGAGCGTAGATGAGGGTGAGCGTATCTCTCTAAACGATCTACGCGGCTCTGGTTCTCTGGCTCAGATCAGCGACTATGTCCTGGCTCTTGAAAGAAACAGACAACACGCAGACGAGAAGATCTCCAATACAACTTGTATTCGTGTATTGAAGAATCGTAAGACTGGTAAGTGTGGTATCTGTACTGCATTGTGGTACAACCATAAGACAAGCCGTCTTGAGGAAATTGACTTTACCATAACCCCTGAAGGAGAGGTGCTGTATCAGCATTAAACGTCTAGCGTTTGACATCGAATGCAACGGTCTTAACGAACTGACAGTAGACCGCAAGGGAAATGTAGAAAAGGAAGCCACTGCAATCCACTGCATGGCTATCTGTAACATCGACACGGGCGAAACAGTAAGCTTTGGTCCAGATAAGATCAAGGAAGGAGTTGATCTTCTGGCCAAAGCCGATCTAATTGTGGGTCACAACATCATAAGCTTTGACTTGGAGATGATCCGTAGATTTGTATACGGTATTTCCACGCGATGTATTGATACTCTTCTTGTATCCAGAATGATGTATCCAGAAGAATCCAGCAACCCACTTCCAGATAAATCCCATAGTCTTAAGTCCTGGGGTAAGCACATAGGATTTAACAAGATGGATTATCAGGGTGGTTGGAAGACCTACTCTGAAGAGATGCGTAAGTATTGCGAGATTGATGCACAAGTAAGTGCAAAGATCTTTCTTGCCCAGGAATCCTTTATCAAGAAGAACAACAACCCAGTCCTTCTTGAGATGCGAGTAGGTCACATCATTGCAGAACAAACAAGAAATGGATTTACATTTGATCTTCAGGCTGCTCAGAATCTAGAGATGGAACTTCTTATTGAGAAGTCTAAGATTGAAGATCAGATGCAGAAGGTGTTTCCAGACAAGGTAATTGAACGTTACTCTGACAAGACTGGTAAGAGACTAAAGGATAAAATCGAAGTATTCAATCCTGGATCTCGGCAACAGATTGCAGAGCGTCTAATTGAAAAGTACAACTGGGAACCACCAGTCACTGATAAAGGCAACTACAAGGTAGATGAAGAAACTCTGGCTAGTCTGGATTACCCAGAAGCCAAGTTCCTTATGAACTATCTCTACAATGTAAAGCTTATGTCTCAGGTTTCTGATTGGATTTTGCGTTCAGAATCGTCTAGGGATGGAAAATTACATCCTTTTCTAAACACTCTTGGAACTGTTACAGGACGTATGTCCAGCAACCAACCTAACATCCAGCAAGTTTCCAAGGACAAGAGAGCAAGAAAGCTTTTTATTCCTAGAAAAAACTGGGTTCTTGTTGGTGCTGACCTCAAGGGTCTGGAACTACGAATGTTGGCGCACTACCTAGCCAAGTATGACAATTGTGCCTATGCTGAGATTGTAGTCAATGGCGATGTCCACACTGCAAATCAAAACGCAATGCAACTAGACACTAGAGACAAGGCAAAGACTGCAATCTATTGCTTTCTCTATGGTGGTGGTGATGAAAAGTTTGGCAAGACCGTAGGTTGCTCTACTTACAAAGCAAAGAAGATCAAGGAAAACTTACTAAACAACATTCCTGGTCTAAGAGATGTGGTCAATGATTGTAGGTTCTCAAGTTCAAAGCACAAGACAGTAAGACCTTTTGACTGGAGAGATATCCCAGTACGAAGCGACCACGCTGCACTCAATACACTGTTGCAATCGTCTGGTGCACATATCGCCAAGGCATGGACTTGCTTTATCCACAAGTCTCTTATGGCAAAGTACAATGGTATGTGGGCTTGGGTTGCTAATGTCCATGACGAAGTTCAGATTGAATGTGACCCCAGCATTGCAGACGAAGTTGGAAAGGTGTGCTTGGATTCAGCCCGTCTTGCTGGCGATATGTTTATGTGTAAGTGCCGCATCGACGCGGACTACAAGATAGGATCTAACTGGGCAGAAACCCACTAGGAGGTAAATGAGAGTAATTCAAATCGGTGGTGTTGCCCGTAGCGGTAAATCCACATTGGCCAAAGCAATTGCAGACAAGACTTTTGAAATGGGATTCATCCCAGTTCTTCTTCCCTTTGCCAAGGCTATTAAAGATAAAGCAAAAAAACTAGGTATCTCCAAGGAAACAGACAACCTAGAGTACCGTAACTTCTGTCAGAAACTTGGTGCTGAGAAGCGTCAAGAAGATCCAGATTACTGGGTTAAAGAAGCCAAGAAAACAATAGAATATTACTACGAACGAGAGCATAATAACAAGAAGGAAGACAAAAAATGCTGGGAGTATGTCATTATCCAAGACGATGTTCGTTATATGAACGAAGTTGCTTTTGGACGTGACATCAACGCTGTTCAGCTCTTTGTTGATTGTGCCGATAGACTTGATGATCTAGATGCCGAATGGAGAAAGCATGAGTCGGAAAAGATCGGCAACGAAGTCCAAGCTAGAAATCCAGAATATTCTGATCTGTTCCCAACAGTAATAGTAAACTCTGGATCAATGGAAGATCTTAAAGAGTTTGTAAATATCTTTATTGATAGCTGGCTAATGGGTATCTATGATTGCGACTGCATCATGTGCCGTGGACTTAGAAAGAAAGAAAAGCTAAAAAAGTCTCACGTTACTGATCATCTATTGGCAATGCTTGGAATGGCTCCTCTTACTGACAAAGAAAAGGAAATGCTAGATGACGAAAGTTAATTATACAATAAACGACAAAGCCTATGAGGTCTTTCTAACTGGAACTAAGGATGGTCCCATGCTTACTGTTACCCACTACAACTATAATGGTGAACTTAAATCATCCAGCGTAAGGCTAGAAGATGTTATCAAACACTTGATTCAAGAAATGAGTTCATAATGTACGCTGTACTTGATGGTGATATCATGGCCTACAGAATTGCCTTTTGGGCTGACTCTGAAGGTATTGATGGGGTTGAAGATAGAATCAAGAATGACATCGACGCATGGACTCCTAGGGATGCTACTAGTATTATCCTAGCATTCTCCTGTCCTCGGGAACGAAACTTCCGTAGGGATTTCTGGCCTGAATATAAAAAGCATCGTGAAGATAAACAGTCTCCAGACTCCATGAAGATTGTTCTTGAGTCTATGTACGATGCTGCTGATACCTATGGTGCCAGTACCTATTGTGTAGACAGGCTAGAGGCTGATGATCTCATTGGCATGATGGTATCCCAAAACAATAACACAATTGGAGTAACTATTGACAAGGATCTACGTCAAATCCCAGGGTTTCACTGGAATCCAGATAAAGAACCAGAACCCATGCATGTAGATTCAGACTCGGCTGATGACGTATTTTACAAACAATGGCTAATGGGCGACGCAACTGATAATATCTGGGGACTCTGGAAGATGGGTCCTAAGAAAGCAGAAAAGTACCTAAACGCCATTCCAAAAGAAACTTGGAACTCCAGTATCATGGAACTTTACAAGCACGAGGATTGGTCAAAAAGACCAGAAGATAAAACTCCTGCTATGTCCAAGGAAGATTTTGCATTAGCTCAAGCCAGATGTGTTCGTATCCTTAGATTCGGTGACTACAATAAGGATACAAAGGAAGTAAAACTGTGGTCGCCTTAAAAACCTAGTAAATAGAAACTGTCGGAGGACTTATGGATAACACATTGTTTCAAGATTTTATCGCCATCTCCAAGTATTGTCGTTGGATTCCAGAGCATGGTAGAAGAGAAACCTGGGAAGAGGCCGTGGATAGATACATTGATTACGTCATTCAGAGATTCAATATCTCTAAGTTTTCAATGGAAGAGATCCGTCAGGCCATGAAAAACCGCGAGATATTTGGATCAATGCGGGCTTTAATGACCGCAGGAAAAGCACTAGATCTTGACGATGTGGCTGCCTATAACTGCTCCTACATCGCTGTCGAACAAGTAAGAGACTTTAGCAACATCATGTACATCCTAATGTGCGGTACTGGTGTCGGTTTCTCTTGTGAACGGCAGCATATCAACAAGCTTCCTATTGTTCCTGAAACGATTATCAAAGACTTTAATCATATTATTGTAGTTGAAGATAGTCGTCAAGGATGGGCAAACGCACTCTATGAATTTATCACAAGTCTCTACAATGGCCATCATCCTTTTGTTGATACTAGTTATATCCGTCCAGCTGGAGCTAGACTAAAAACCTTTGGCGGTTACGCAAGTGGTCCAGAACCATTTGAAAAACTAATTCGATTTGTAACTTCTACATTTATGAATGCAAAGGGTCGTCAACTCAAGTCTATTGAGGTACACGACATTGTCTGTCAGATTGCAGAGATCGTTATCTGTGGTGGTGTGCGCCGCAGCGCATTGATTTCTCTCAGTGATCTTGATGATCGTGAAATGGCTCTGGCTAAGTCTGGACCATGGTGGGAAACCGCTGGGCATAGATCTCTGAGTAATAACAGTGCTATCTATGATGGTAGACCGCCAATGACTAAGTTCCTACAGGAATGGACTGCACTGTATGACTCCCATAGTGGTGAGCGTGGTATCTGCAACAGAGCAGCAATGAAAGAAATTGCCAGTAGAACAGGTAGAAACTATAAGGACATCCCATTCGGAACTAATCCATGTTCTGAAATTATCCTAAGGCCCTACCAGTTCTGCAACCTAAGTACAATTGCAGTAAAGCCAACTGACTCTTTGTTTGAACTTACTAACAAGATTAAGATGGCTACAATCCTTGGTACAATCCAGTCGGCAATGACCAACTTCAAATACTTTGAGTCCATTGGCGACACTCGGTTTGAGAAGAATTGTATTGATGAGCGGTTGCTTGGTGTATCTATGACTGGTATCCTGGATCACCCTGTTCTTAACGGTTCTGCTGGTAAGGAAAAACTAGCAGAATTTCTTACAACACTAAGGAAGGAAGCAAGACTTACAAATGACGTATGGTCTATCCATCTTAACATTAATAGAAGCAAAGCTATTACTTGCATTAAGCCAGAAGGAACTACCAGTTGCGTTGCTGGTACGGCAAGCGGTTTGCACCCAAGATATGCTCCCTATTATATTCGTCGCGTTAGACTAGATCGCAAGGAAGCAATTTGTCAGTTCATGATTGACAAGGGCTTTCCAAACGAGCCTTGTGTAATGCGCCCAGAGCATACAGTTGTATTTGAATTTCCAATCAAGTCTCCAGAAAATGCATTGTTCCAGAAAGATCTAAGTGCTTTAGAGCATCTTGATCTTTGGTTAATGTACCAGACACACTACTGCGATCACAAGCCAAGCATCACAGTATCCTATAAGGATTCTGAGTTCCTTGATGTAGGTAGTTGGGTATACAACCACTTTGATTTGATCTCAGGTATCTCTTTCTTACCTCAATCAGATCATATCTACAACCAAGCTCCATTCGAGGAAATTTCAAAGGGAAAATACGACCTACTGATTCAGCGTCAGCCAGTCACTGTAGATTGGTCTGAAATTACTAGGTATGAAGTCCGTGATACAACCAAGAATTCTCACGCTCTTGCTTGTACGGCTGGTGGTTGTGAGTTACTTTAAGGAGTTACTATGAGCTTTCTGGTAGTCAAGTCAGAATACGACATGGATCTTGCTTTAAAAGAAACTCTTAAGTTAATCGAATTAAAAGATTCTGAAATTAACCTTGGGTTTAATACAAGAGGCATGGCTCATATTTACTTGGGTAACTTGTACGAACTGTGTGAAAAGAAAAAGATCAATCCTGAAAGTAAAAGCATCAGGATTAACATCTTACTAGAAAAAGATAAGGATACTGAAGATGACACCACTTGAAGCAGCTCTAGAAAGAGCAAGACGAGGTATTAGTCTTGGTTTAGAAACAATTCTTGCCAAGCGAATACTGGTTCTAGAAAAAGAAAACAAGGATTTAAATGAAAAACTACATAATCTCCAAAGAAATGATCGAGGATCTGAAGAAGATGTATCAATTAGTCCCATCAGATCTACAGCAAAACGACTTCAAAAGGGGATTTAAACTGGGGCAACTTGATGTTGTCTCTAAATTAGAATCAATGCTTAACAAGCAGGAAAGGGGAATACTAAATGCCAAATTTTCTAATGATTGAGTCTCAATTCTGCGTTAATCTGTTTCCTCTTCCCTCTTATAAGTTTCAGAAAAAGGGTGGAGGCGTATCTCAAGGAGACATGGAACGTCAATACGCCATGCAAAGAGACTTGATGCGAGAGCAGATGTCTATAATGCAACAACAGCAGACAGAAGCTGAAGACAGATTTCGCCAAGACCAAGAACGCCAAAGGCAACTTGAGCAACAGAGAAAAGAAGATGCTGCTGAAAAACTATCTCAGGAAACTGAAAAGCAAAACAGACGCGAACAAGTCGTAGCTCAGGAAGCAGCAGCATCTGTTGGTTTTGGTTCTGGAGTCATGGGCGAGTATAATTTATCCAGGCCCGTAATTGAACGACCTGATTACGAGAAAAACGATAGACCAATTTAAGGAATATAAATGAAAACTTTTGCTGAAAAAACTATTAAGGACAGATGGAAAAAACTAGATAGTAAACGAGATATCAAACTAGACAAAGCTAGAGCGGCCAGCGCGTTGACAATCCCAACACTGCTACCACCCAAGTCTTTTGTTGAAACTGATAATCAATATCAAACCTATAGTTCTATTCAAGCAAGAGGCGTTACTTCCTTATCCAGTAAGATTCTAACTGCGCTACTACCATTAAATGATCTACCTAACTTCAGGTTTGGTATTAAGAATGGTCGAGAGCCTTCCGTAGAAATTACGGAATATCTTGATAAACTTTCTTTCCAGGTCTATCGAAAGATTGTTTCCAAGAACTTTAGAGAGATGGTGTATCTGGCACTCCAGTACACCATTGTTGTCGGTGATTGTCTATTAGTAATGGACAACGCCTTTAATTTCAGAGTCATTAGATTGGACAATTATGTTGTTCGCAGAGATGTAACTGGTGAAGTTCAAGAAGTAATCTATCTTGAATTTGTCAGTAGATCAAATGACGAAGCAGTAGATGCTGGTAGTTTCTTCAATCAAGGAGAAGACTATCAGCCTAATTACGATACCGTCTATATCCGTCTATCAAAACAAGATGATGGATCATGGTATGTAGAAAAAGAAATTGAAGATGAGATCTTTGAAACTGGTGCCTACAAGGTTCTTCCTTATTTTCCAATCAGATGGGCCAGCATAGCTGGTGAAGATTATGGTAGATCGCATGTCGAAGATATTTATGGCGATATCCTTTCTCTGGAAACGTTTACTAAGAGTCATATTAAAGGTATGGCTGCGGCATCTACATTCTTTATGGGTGTAGATCCCAGTGGTCTTTCTGAAATCGATGACCTTACCAACGCCAGTAATGGAGACTGGGTAGCTGCAAGAAAGCAAGATGTGTTTGTCATTTCTCCCAGTGAGACAATGAATCCACAACTACAAGCTAGTGCGGCTGCTGTAGAAAACCTAAGAAAAGAAGTTGGTGCTGGGTTCCTATTGCAATCAGCCGCAATTCCAAGCGGTGATCGCGTTACTGCGACTGCAATCAGAGCAATCGGTACAGAACTTGAAACAGTTCTGGGTGGTGTTTTCTCCTCTCTTGCCAGGGATCTAATGGTTCCAATTGTAAAGAGAGCTGTCTTTATCATGTTAGAGACAAATCAAATTGATGCTAGACTAAAACAACAATTTGATTCTGATAATGGTATCCTAGATGTAGAAATTATCACTGGTCTACAGGCTCTATCCAGAGAGTCAGACCTAACTAAACTGTTACAAATGGGTGAGATGGTTCGCAACCTTCCTCCTCAGGCTCAAGCTTCCTTTAAATGGGAAAGCTATGCAAGAGCGTTGATTACTTCGCTTGGCTTTGACTCAAGCAATTGGGTAAAGAGTCAGGAAGAAATCCAAAAAGAACAAATGGCTCAGGCCAAGGCACAGCATCAAATGGAAATGGATAAGATCATGGGTCAAGCCATGGCTGGTGCTGCTCAAACTTATGCTAATAGTGACATCGAAAAAACTGGTGGACAGAACATTCCTCCACAAGTAATGAATCAAGCTATGAACATGTTTAACATGGGAGGTATGCAAAATGGCTAAGAAAGCAGATATGCCGTGTAATAAACCCAGACCATCTACATCACCTGGTAAGAAAAGAATGGTAAAAGCCTGTTCCAACGGCCAGGAAAAGATCATTCATTATGGCGCAGAGGGTTATGGTCATAACTATTCAGCCGCAGCTAGAAAAAGCTTCAAGGCTAGACACAATTGCGATGGTGCTAATAACAAACTCAGTGCAAAATACTGGGCTTGTAAAAACCTATGGGCTGGTCCTGGTGGATCTACAAAGAGTTGCCCTAAAGGTAGAAAGTGTAAGAAGTAATCATGGGTATTGCAAAAGTCCTAGGACGCGATAAACCAGTTTATTCCGTAAACTTTGTTGAATACAATTATAGAACAACCCAAGAAACAAGAGAAGATGATTCTGTTGTTACAGTGCATCATGTTTCTGTAACAATCAATACAAATGTTTTAATGGGTGAATACTCCGCTGATTCCGAAGCTGCTGCTTTTGCATTAGCTCAGGATGTAGTAAAGGGTGTATTAATTCGATGTGGTGTAACAAACCCAGATGCAAGAATTCTTGGTATTAAATTCATAAAGAATAATTTTCCAACTCCTCAACCTCCTCAAACAATTGTAGGAGATTAATAATAAAGGAAATGACTATGGCTAGTAAAAAAAATTGGATTAAGGGTGCCATCAAAAGACCAGGTGCTTTAACTAAAAAAGCCAAGGCTGCTGGTAAATCAATCTCTTCTTATTGTTCTGGCAAAAACCTTAATACAAGAAGCAAACAACAATGCAATCTAGCCAAAACTTTAAGGGGGTTTAAGATGTAATGCCAAAAGACGCTTGCTACAATAAAGTAATGCGTGCTTACGGAGGTAAGCATAGTGCGTATGCCTCAGGTTCTATGGTCAAATGCCGCAAGGTAGGTGCTAAGAACTGGGGTAATAAGACCAAGAAAGGAGGAAAGTCAAATGCCAAAAGTAGGTAAGAAATCATTCCCATATACAGCTAAGGGCAAGGCTATGGCCAAGTCAGAAGCTAAGAAAAGTGGTAAGAAGATGACCATGAAGAAGGGTTATAAATAATGTCTAACTTTTCCTTGGAAAAAAAGGAAGGTTTACATGGTTGGTTCAAGCGGAACAACGGTAAGGGCTGGGTAAATTGCAAGACGGGCGGGCCATGTGGTCGTAAGTCTGCCAAGTCTGGAGGCTCATATCCCGCTTGTAGACCAACCATGGCACAATGCACTAGCAAGGGTGTCAAAGCAAAAAAAAGTTCTAAACCAGTATCTTGGGGAGCCAAGAAAAAAGGAAAGAAATGAAAAAGTCTAAACCAAAATCATCTAAAAAATCCAAATCAACCTGTGGTTGTGGTAATAAGCGCAAGAAATAAACAGGAGTAACAATGCCAAATACATCATTCTTAAGACCCGCTGGAATCCTATGCTCGGGATCGGCATATAACGATAAGAAAAATCCGTATGAAAAATTAAAGCAGTTCTTGTATGAGGAGAATACGGGAAGAACTGATGTAGTATTCTTTGCTTCAGCAGCCAGTGGTTACGAGCATGATCAATGGGTTGCCGAATTTGGTTTTGATAGTTATCAATGTACTGGTGGTTTGATTGATGGATTTGCCCATGCTGTATTACAAGGCAATCCAGCTGCAAATAGACCAGCTAGAAAACTTTACGGAACTCCAGTAAAGTTTGGTTATGAAGCGCACACCATTCCTAACTTTGATGCATGGAATAATGCAACATGGTTTAATCCAAATACAACTGGTGTTGGAAACTTCTTATGTGGTACAGCAACAGCATACGATAGCTACTATTACTATAGACCAACTACTGGAACAGCTACATCAGCTAATAGTAATACAGGTTATGCTAAGATTTCTATGCCAAACCCAGGAACTAATACATTCTATCAGTTCCATCCCGATCTTGGTGCTTATTCTTTACCTTGGAATTCCCTTTGGTACTCGGCTTTCAATGGTGGATTAGATCTAGATAACGACTCATCATTAACTCCTAACTCCAATCAACAACTTAAGGTAAACCAAGTTTTAAGTAAAGCAATATTTTTTGGTGCTGAAAACGATAGCAATAGAAATAATTTATTGTCAACCACTGTACCATGGTCGAGTAATGTTACTCAAACACCAGAACAACCACAAAGATTCTGGAATCTAGATCATCCTTGGTATTCTCCAAATAGACTTACCAATACTTTTGATATTGGTATTGGTTATATAGATACAACTACTGGTCTGGTATCTGAAATATTTACCGACGCTTCAACATACGGTTATGTTCCAGCTGGAATTACAGTAGGAACCTCAAAAGCAACTGTCTTAGCTAATTCATCTTTAAAAAGTTGTTATTTAGACGGTGTTGACTTTAAAAACAGTGCAAATAATGATCTTATAAATACTATTATGTGGGGCGGCGGTAAGAATACTATAATACCAGCCCAGGATTTTTATTCTTATTACAGTAATGAATTAAACGGAAAAGAATTAATTGTAAGGACTATCACCGTTGCTGATATTGTTTCAATTAGATCTTTGAATATGAAGGCAACCCCACCAACCAGTCTTTCTGAATTTAAACAATACGATGGTTTTTATACAGGAGATTCCGCATTCTTTAGATGGGCTTGGGCTAACACCGATACTCTCGGAGTACCAAATCAAACATATCTTAATGCAAGAGTATTTAAAAAATGGGGTTTAGCTACTTCTTCTGATACAAGCGTATCTTCTAAGCAACTGGGACTTCCCTATATTTTCATGTGGGGTCTACGTTCTGCATTACCAACTATTGGTGCGTGGCAGTTGTTTGATTGGGGAACACCGAGAACAATTCAAATCTCAGCATATCCGCTTCCTAATCAATTACTTGGATTCCCAAGATCATTGTCTACCCTAGCACCTTTCGGGTTCTTTATGTTAACACAAGAAGATACTCCTAAGATGATTGCCGCTAACACAACAATCCAAAAGGATAGAGGTCTTGTAATCAGACCAAACCTAGGATTTTTCCATAGTGGTTTTGATGTAACTGGTAGAGTACCCGCTTCTGAAGAACTAAATACAGCAACAAAAGATAATATCCTAGGTATTTTTAAAAGCGCAGACTTTAAATACTGCGTTACTGCATATACTTTAGATAAGTTCTCAGATGAACCAACTTTTGAAGGTGCCAATATAGTAGTAACTGGTCATATGCGTGATATAGATTCACCTGTATTTAGTACCATTCAAGCAGCAACTAATGTTGTATTACCGCAGACTACACGAAACAAGGTAGCAGATGATAGTAGATTGTTTACAAGAACCTTAGTAGAAACAACCTTTAATCTAAATGCCGTTAATGCCGACTGGTCTAAAGGTGAGTTTAGATTTGGTTTCCTTGGTCGTGGTAGTGCCATAAATACCAAAGGCAATCTTTTAATTACTACCCACTACGGTGTAGATCCCAGTGCAACTAATGGTATTTCATTTAGCCATGCTGATTTAAGTTTTAGATATAGATCTGGTGATATTGCCTATCAGAATAAAATCATGGATAATGGCTTTGGTCGTACTGGTGTATGGTTAGAGTTATTTAGATCAATTGCAGAAAGACAAACCAAAGCTTCCCTAGGTGGCACACCTGGCATTAGTAAAAAACTTGTACTAATGTTTGAAACTGGTATTTGGGAAATGGCAAACCCAAATGTTTCTTATAACGGATATAACACATGGAGTTACTTTATTGATTTACCTGGTGGAGCGCTTTCAACTTTAGCAACAGGTAGGGCTGTATTTTCTGGTTTTGAAAACAATGTACTTAACTATGTAATTAATGCTGCATTGCTTGCTGGATTTACAAGGGAAGAAATTGTAATTAGTTTCTATACTCCTACAGGTATAACAAGAACTAACGTGCATTCAGAAAGTGTGTTAGATGGTCTTACCTTGGCTACCCTAGCTGATGATACATCGTTTATTACAAATATTAATCAGCGTGGTAACTTTATTAGAGCCGCTGAAATCTTTAAGAACAACATTCTTCCAGGGCAAGGTTACTTTAACCCAGCACCAGTTGGTGCTCTTACATATTCAGCAACCAATCCTCCCGCTCAAAAAGTAAGTCACATTTGTATGGGTAGTATTCCTACTATTTCCGCTAAACTAAACGATATTGCCAATGACAATAAAGTTAATTGGTATCCTCAATTTGGTTTAGAAGGACAGACATACTTTACTGGATTTAGTTCAAATGGCTCTCTTGCTGTTGGCTCATTACTTGCTGATTACTTGAATACAACCGTATCCAGTACAGTCTTTGTTCCAGGTTGGATTAAACCAATTGCAGAACTAAGAAATGTTCAGAACGATCCAGTTCTAAATATCGATATAAGTTTATTAGTGGCTAGTCCTAATTCTGCCGACATTGCCCCATACTTCTCTGATCTAAAAGATCTTGCGAATGCTGGGAACAATCTAGCAAAAGAATTCTTCTCAGCAATCACACACAAGATTTTACAATAAGGAATATACAATGGCTATTATTTCTAAAGAACAACTACTTGCAATGGCTAGGGGTTTTATCAGACAAAACCTAGGTGCAACAACTACACAAACATTTACACCACCATCTCCTTCCTCTCTATACCAATCATTTGTTTTTTCGGATACAACACAAGCTGCATTAAATACAGCTAATGCAATTGTAACTGTTACAAGTACAGCCAACTATAGAGCTGGAATGCCAATTGCAAAAATTTCAGGAACTTCAGCTTTATTTAATGGTTCTCCGCTATGTGTTCATGAAGTTTTAAACGAAACTACATTTAACGTAGGTAATTTCCCAAAAGAAGTTATAATAAATGTTACTGCTACATTAGAAACAGCTACAAATGTTGTTACAATTACAAGCAATCACACAACTAGAAACCTAGTTGTAGGTATGCTTTGTACAAAGATAAGTGGAACTGGTGCGTTTAACGCTACAGGTCCATTTATTAAAGCAATTACAGGCGAAAAGACATTTACTGTAGTTACTACGATTGACACCAACAGCGTTCCTGGTGCTACAGTAGCCAACCATGCAACAGCAGGAGATATTGTATTTAGAGTCGGTGGTATTACAAGAAACAGTGCAACCGCTGGTTTGGCTGGTATGGTATTTGCAGTCAACGGTGGAATTAACCTGACTAATAACCAGATCCCAGGTACTGGTGATCCTGGTCATCAACTGTTAACACTTGCTAAGGTCACAGATACATTAAGTGGTAATGTTATTTACGTTACTGGTGGTGATATTTCCAACGACGGTACTCTTAGTAACGTTGAAAAAGACTATCATTACACTGG